CCACAGGTTATCCCATACTCTTGAGGATTCTTTAGGTCTAAACCCAGCAGAGGCTGAGGGAACGTAATCCATTATGCTTTCGTATATGTTTGCCATGTTTTTATCCTACAGCTTAGTCCAGGCACTGCTGGAGTTAAAAAGGTAAATGCCCTCCCCTGTTCCGCCAGGGTTCCACTGCGTACCATCCGCATACTTCACATCCCCTATTCTGGGTTTAGTGGGTTCAACATATGTTGGCTCAAGTCTAAAGAGGGATTGGTTCAGGAGAATATCCCCTAGTCTGTTCATTTCATTAAAGAGGTAATCAGGTAGTTGTTCCGGGGCTACTGGAGCTGGGTTCGGGTTAAACCGTACAACTGATTTTATTGACTGAGCCATTATCTATAACCTGCGTCTTCTATCTCGTAGCCCACCCCATTTAGAGTCCAATCCAGATCTCCAACAGACTCGATCTTTACCCCGTAGTACCTCCCCGTAACTGTGCAGGATATTTTGGATTGGGTCCTGGGGTCAAAGGTGTAGGGTCCAGCCCAGGTAATTGATTCATCGGGGTACATCTGTTTGGCAACTGATACATTAACAGTGCCTGTGCCGGTGATGTCCATCTTTGGCCAGATGGCTCGTATGTATTTAACCTGAGACTGATCGTTGGTTCCGTCTTGCGTAAGAGACAACCCTGTTCTCTCTATGTAGGAGGTCATGGTGGTCCCGTCTTCTGTGTTACCAGCGTCATCCTGGAAGAGTCTTTCCTTGTAGATGCTTCCTCCGCTAGTCCAGGCTGAGAACCCAGTTCCATCTAATGCAGAAGATAAATCAGCGTCCTCATACAAAGTAAACTCGGTGGTAGGGTTGGTGGTGTCTATCTTCGCGTAGAGAACACCTGCAGCCGGGTAAGCACTCCCGTCAGGAGCGTTGAGTTCAGTCATTCCTGCAACCCCATCTATGATGATCTTGTCTGCATTAGACAGTCCATGGGCTGTACCGGTAGTAATGCGGACAGGGTCGGCCTGGGTAGCAGCGCTGATGGCTCCTGTGGAGAGTCCAGGGGTAGCAAACACTACCTTGGAGGCCCCCTTGTCGAAGGTCCTTTGGCCCCAGTCTTCTGTCGTTACGTCCCAGGTGTTTGTGGTGGTTCCGGCAGGGGTGGTGTAATCATCCCAGTTATTGGTGTCCGTGCTTACGTTGATGTTTCCAAAACCCACAGAGGATACAGAGGGCAGGTCTCTTATGGTGAAGGTGTTGTTTACCCAGTTCCAGATTAAAGCCCTGTTGGGGAAGGTACTCCCCGTGGTTGGGAAACAAGCTAACATTTCCTTTCGGTTGTAGTCGGCCACGGTAAAGGAACGCTTGTAGTAATCCCCATCTAAGTTATCAAAAAGTTCCCTCTTTAATCTGTTAGGTAACAGGGGTGTGATAGTTTGGCCATTATTCAAATATACGTCGCTCTTACCTATGAAGAAGTGACCGCCCTCGAATTCTGAAACGCAGTTCTTGGCTAAGATACCCACCGTTGGTGAGAGCATCTTAAAAGAGAATATAAAGGGTGTTCCTATGAATTGGATTAGGTAGGTTGCGTCTTCTTTGTAAACAACAAAGGTTTCTCCTAACTGAAGGCCATCTATGATGTCCCCAGGTGTGTCAGAGAGTTCCTGTTCACCAGCATCTGCTGTGGTTGTGGTCTCGTTCCAAGTGGCTGGGACTGAGTGAGCAGAGGCTGCGCCACTCCACTTAACCATTTGTGTGTACTCTGTACTGGAGGCGGTGTCATTAAGATTAAGAGCAATCAGGAAAGACTTAAAGCTCTTTATTGATTTGGCATAGGAAGTAGCTGCTGCTGCTCCCCCAGGACCTCTCCAGTTAGTAAGAGCTGCCAGGTTAGTTGCTGTGTTGTATTTCCCAGAGGTAAGTGCCCAGAATTGAGGGGTATCTTTGAAGTTTGTTAGGATCGGAACACCACCCAAAACTGTGTGAGACCAACCTTCGTCTGCAGTGGCAGAGTAATCACCGCCTGAGCTTCTTGTGATGTCGGTCCAGGTCCCACCGTCATTCTTAAAGACGTAGGCCTTTCCCAACCCTAAAGCTACCCAATAGACTGAGGTTGTATCAGCTAACGGGAAGATGTGGTAAGGGGGAATTGGGCAGGAGGCGAAGATCTCTGTAAAGCCAGCACACTTCTTTATTCCATGATCCCTTACTCTTACGTTGTTGCCAGCACTCCAGGCGTTGGGTGGGAGCTGGAACGGTGGGATGTCTGTGATGATCCCAACCTGACCAACATTCTCAATGGGAATTACAGGAACAAGAGCCATTACTCAGGTACGCTTGGCCAGGTAACATTCAAAGGATCTGACTGAGATGGAACATCTCTAAGTGATTGCCTGTATACCTGCCACTCCTCTCGTTTAGAATCTGAAAGAGGAACGTCGCTAAGTTGAGACCAATCCGACTTAGTTAGCTTCTTGTTTCGCTCCACCCTCACGTAGTTCCATCGTTCTACAGCCATCTGTGTCTGAACCGCTGCCCATGTTGGCTTGTTGCTAGGGGTGCTAAAAACTACATTAGCATCATATTCAGAGGAGTTTGTTACCTCCCCATAGATTGCAAACTCAGGGCCAGCAATAGATACCAGTGCGTTATCTAAGATGTGTCTCATGCTGTTATCTCCCATACTCTCCAGGCAGCGTCCCCGGTTCCAAAGCCACCATCAGCAGAGCTAGTGCTTTTACACTGTATCTTAAATGTGTAACTTGCAGCAGCAAGACTTGAAACCTTCCAAATGAAGGATGCAATGTTTCCATGCTCAACTGATCCTGTGCCGGATTGAGTGTCGTCTGTCATGTAACCAACTTGTATGTCTGTGGGTGAAATTACCGTGTCAGTAGAGTAGATCAATCTCACTTTTTGGGTTTGGGTGTTTGCGCTATCGAAGTTAGACCAGTTTACAACGTCAAAGTGGCACTCTATATATAAGTCAGTGGCTGCTTGAACTTTGGTGTAGTCAAACGTATACCCAGTATCAGTGTATGTGGTTTGTCGTATAGTTGAACTTAGTGCTTGTGTTCCATGAGACACGTTTACAACGTTCTCCATGGTCCAGCTAGGAGCTGAGGCTGAGGTTGCAAAGGTCAGCATTTCACCAGCAGGTGTTCCTGGTTTAGCTAATCTGACGTAGTCAGTTCCATTATGGTAAAGGACATCACCTGCAGCGTCAGACCCCATGGCAATCTTAGTTCCATCTACGGCGTTGTTTGCTATAGCGGTGGTATCAATCTGAGCAAAGGCCAGTACATTAGACCCAGTGGTGGTCAGGGGGTAATTAGCAGTTCCATCTGCGGTTGGCATAACCCAACCTACAGTGTCATTGCCCATGATCTTGTAATCAACGGTAGCTGAAATAGGAAGTTTTACAAAGGAGGACCCGTCATAAATCTTCAGTAAATTAGGTGTGGTGCTTGTGTCTAACCACAACCTCCCCTTTCCGACATCTACAGTAGGGGCAGAGGTGTGGACGTAAATGTACTCAGAGACCCTGTCTACACCAGGGAAGGACTGCTTCAGAACTTTCTTGATAAGTTGAAGATGTCCATCTCCTTCGGAGATTGTGTCAGTTCCTGTGGGGTAGGTCTGATCTAGGTCATTGATGTAATTGCCAGTTTCTAAAGCCATTATTCATACCTCACGTGGTACGGATCAGAGTGATCAGGATCATTAGACCAACCAAATGTAACCTTATCCACGTTCCTGTTCACAGATTCAGTTCCGGGGCCAATAGTTTCAACCCCTTCCGCATCATAAGTAGAGGTATAACGCACCTCAACAATGGGGTGAGCCTGATAAGCCTTTATTGCATCCAGATCAGCAAGTGCATCTATCTCTGATTCCTTTGTGTTGGATTCTGATCTTATGGCTGCTCTGTAGGTTTTCCAGTCTGCTGGCATAGCGGTTCCACCATCTGACTCTCGGTGAGTCATCCAGTCTGAATGAGTCAGAGTAGATGATGCAATGCTCTTAACTTTGGCTTTCATTGATTCCTTAATCTTATCTACATCTTTTGGAGTAGAACCGTAAGAGATAACCCATTCATTAGTGGCTGCATCAAAGTTGTACTCCTCACCGCTGGTGTTGTAGTAGCGATGATCTGCAACAGATAATCGTGCAGGATGAAATCCAATGTTAGCCAGTTCTGCTTTAGACCACTTCCTAAAGATTTGTGCTGGGTGTTGAAGACCATCCTTAACAATGGCTCTTGGTGATTTTATTAGTCCGTGACTTGGTGAATACCACATAATTTATTACCTTGCGTTTGCGTATTTGAATGGATATTTAGCGAAAGCAACATAGACATAAGTAGATGCATCTGCGTTAAAATTCGCATTTGAAGTTCTATTCTTAAATCCATTAGAAAGAAAATCAAAACTATCCGCTGAACCTTCAGCATCGACTGTATTAGGCATAAACCTTGCATCTAAAATATTGTAAGGGCTTCTAGTAGCATCATACTGCATCCAACTAGCAACAAGAGTTGCATTTCTACATATGATGTAAGAAGGTCTAAACCCGGTGAAGATAAAAGTTCCATCTGCATTTCCATTTCCGACATAAGAGCCAACCTTGCTATAGCCCTCTACGGAATGGAATAAGTAAGCAACCATATCTCCACTTACATTAGTTTTTCCATCACTACCAACAGACCAAACGCTAGCAGTGGGATCAGTGTCATTCCAGTAATTAGTGCTTGTAGCTGGCTGGGCAGTTGTATTAAGTGATAATAGTTTGTTACCAAGAGGAACCCATCTAGTACCCCAACTATCTGCACTACCAGTTCTACCTTTGGAAATAATTAAATCTGGAATTTGTGTAAGACCATGACCTATTGTTCCTGCTGATGCTGTTCCATCCCATGTCACTATGGAAAATCCTGCTGTCGTATTAGCACTGACTTCAGACTCTATACTTCCAGTATCATTGGTTACAGTGGTAGAGCCATCTGCTTTCCAATTCCATGCTGCCATACCGGAACCCGTTGTATCACTGTAATTAGTATCTATACCTACGGTAAACCCATCTGTACTAAATGCAGTAAGTCCATTGGCATCTGTAGATTCTATATCTTGTGCGGAAGTTGACAATGCTTTAGTAACTCCACGAACAGAATCTGTTAATTCAGGTTCATAATCACTGCCTCTTGATTTTACCCAGACAAGATCGGGCTGAAATCCCACACCTGTTTTTGCACCAGCACCATCATCGTAGAGGATCGTACTAAAATGATCACCGGGTTTTTTGATTTCTGGAGCAGAAAGATTACTGGTGCAGAGTGCTAGAT